ACGTCATATTCTCCTATAGTTAAATCATTTATAACCTGACCCTCGGGAGTCATTTCATTAACTCTTAATTTGTTTCTTGGCTTATAAGGGTCTGACTCATCAGTAATTTGTATTACACGTTCTTCTGTGTAATAGGCTTGAACTAAATATAATATTTTTTCAGCTAAATATTGTCTTGTTTTAGCTAAATTATCTAACGGTACTTGTAAAAGTAAAGAACCTCTGTTTTGTTTAGCATTAATAGCAACTCCAGAAACTTCTGGACTATCCATACCGAGCATGGCGTCTGTTATACCACTAATCTGTTTGATATTAGATGCTGCTTTTTGCCCTAATCTATCTAAACCTGTAGGTATTTGGTTGGGTGGTATCTTTGCTGGAGGCGTAGACCCACGATTAAACTCTAATACTAACCCGGTTTCTGCTCCGTGTTCTTCTAAATCATCTGCAGTCATGCCCGAAAGAGAACCATTTTCTACAATCCAACCGCTGTTTGCAGTTGTATTTACGATGTGTAACTCTTGAGAAGTTATTTTATTTAACTGCTCTTGTGGTGATAACAAGTTCCTAACCATACCGAATGGTTTACCTCTTCTAAAATATGGGAAAAAAGGCACTAAAGTAAAATGATCATAAGGAGACCAATCATCGAACAAAACTACGGTATCCGCGGTCACGGTCCAACGGACCTTTCGCATTTTTTTCTCGATAATATCTAGGCCAAACTGGTCTGCAAATTGTTCTCTTTTTTTCTTGCCCCAGTTATAAGGAATTTGCCTTTTATCACCTGTAATAGGGTCAACATAAAACATACAATCTTTTAATCTATAGTACTGTCGTTCAATAACCCTAATAGACCTGAGCATCCGTGCGTTTTCTGGGTCTCCGGGATACTGTTGTCCGTAGTTATACTCATCAGTATCTCCGTATCTCTCTTCTTCAAACTCCATAGAGTCTGCGCCTAAAGTAGTGCCTGTTTCGGCCAACATACGTAACTGATCTGCTTGTTTTTGTCCGTACTGTTCTTCTATTTCATCTAAGCTCATCCACTTAGTTTCAAATATCTCGTTCCAAGTCCTTGGGTCATAATGTTTTGCATCTGGGTCTATAAGAATATCTAATGGATCTTTTGCTTCAATACGTACTTCCCCATTAACATGATCATCAAAATCTATACGAACATCAAACCAGCCTCTATCTTGAATAAGGCCGTCCGAAAAAACTTGTTGTTCTATCCAGTCTAGTTTATTGTTATCTGCTATTTGTGCGTAAACTTTAGTAAGAACATCTGCAATATCTTGGTTACCACCACCCCTGGGTTTAAACTGTATGTCTGCTTTTTTTGAACTTTGTTCTGCAAGCACTGCATTAACAGTAGGCAATATAGTATTAATAGTTAAAGCGGGTCGACCCTGGTCATCGAGTTGTTGCATATCAAACTCGTCCCATTGGTCTCCGCGATAATACATATCGCATTTTTTTGCTAAGTGTACGTACTCTTCATGGCCGTGATCCCTTGCGCGCGTGTACGCGTTCCACTGGTTATTTGCAAGTGTCAACTGCTCGGCTTTTGTTAAATTCTTTTTTGGTTTCTTACTATATGCCATATTACGCACTCATTGCCGATTTCTTTTTCGGCCCTTTTGCCATTAATTCTAACCTATCTCTCCACGAAGGTACATGCTCTGGTGTTTCATAAAAAGATGCATACTCTGTCATCATCAAACCAACCCAGGCCAAAGCATCAACTTGGTCATCATGTACGCCGTTAGGAAAACGCAAAAGTTCAGCCACAAGAGGCCCAGTCCAAACTGCATCTTCAGGGACAAAAACTCTACCCTGTTGCATCCTACCTTGAATAGCTCTAGCTCTTGCTTCTTTGTCACGTCTCCCTACTTTTAAATCTTTAAAATATGCAGAATGTAATCTACGCTCTGCCACACGTTTTTCTAAGAACGGGCCGATGGCCATTTCTATATGTCCACGTTCTATCCCTACTATACCAGGTCTCCACTGTTCGTAGAAATCTAATATTTTTTCTACAAGTTCAAAACCATCGTACTTGCCACGAACCAAATCAACCACGAACATATTATCGTATTCATCGATACCTACCATTATGCCAACAGAGTAGTCGTTCCTATCTCTTTGCCCAATAGCTAAATCCCATGCGCAATAATAACGCATCTTATCATAGTCTATATCAGCTGGGTCATAATATTGAATCATGTCCCTAGTAAAATAATCACCCTCATCTGATACTGGGTTTTGTTGATACAAAGCAGTCCAGTCTCTAGGCCCTATGGCTTTTTGTATTTTTTCTAAAGATTCTACACTGTACCGTTCGGGATGCAGCGGCTCACCTGTTGCACGAAACTCTTCATCTTCTTCTGCAATTGCTGGATACTTAACTACTTCCCAATCGTCCGCACCGTTTTCACTAGCCGTTAGCAAACGGCCCGCTAGATCGTCATCATGCCACCTTGTTAAAATAACTAAAATACCACCACCTGGAGCCAAACGAGTATAGGCAGTAGAAGTGTACCAATCCCAGGTTGCTTCTCTGTTATTTTCTGATTCCGCATCTTCTCTGTTTTTTACCGGATCATCGATCAATAATATGTGCGCACCTTTACCGGTGATACCACCTCCGACACCAGCTGCCACATAACCACCGCCTTGGGTTGTTTGCCAAGATTCTACTGACTGAGAATCTTTGTCTAATTTAGTAGATTCAAAAACTTTTTTATAATTTGGCTCTCTAAGTACCTGTCTAACTTTTCTTGAGAAACTCATAGCTAAAGATCCAGAGTACGAACAACTAATAAACTCATGTCCGGGGTTACGTCCGAGGTGCCAAGCAGGAAAAGCAATACTTGCTAAGGTAGATTTACCATGACGAGGGGGCATGAACAGCATAAGTCTTGGGGATTTCTCATCTGCGACGTCTTGGCTAAATTTTTCTAACCTATTACATATATCTTTGTGTACCCAACCTGCTTGGTAGTCTGGGTTAAACTTTTCTACAAAAGGCAGCATACGTTTTCTAGATAAAATACGTTTAGCCAACTCTTGTTCAGCTCTAACTTGAGCGTTTTGTTCTTTTTGTGAAATTTTTTCTTGTTTTTGAGGCTGTGGTAGTTCGTCTGCTTCGTCGGCCGCGCAGTAAACACATAGTCCTTTAGGCAGGACTAAATTATCTGCTAAAAGTTTCTTGCACTTATAGCATTCTATCTTTGCAATGTCTGTCACTTACTTTTTCTTGCTCTTTTTTGCTGTTTTTTTCTTAGCTTTTTTAGTTTTTTTTGGTGACGATTTTTTGTACATACCTGCGTATCCCATTTCCTTCTCCTTTTATTAACATTTCCATCTTTTACGAGCTTGTCTTAGCCTTGAATTTGGATTTTTTGCTGCTTTTGGAAACTTTTTCATCTGTCCTGCGCTTCTTGCGCAGTAAGACTTACGTCTTTTTGCTGCTTTTGAGCCTTTTTTAACTTTTCCTGTTACTGCTGTCTTTAATTTTGACCCTGGGTTCTTTCTTCTGTAGGCTGCTACACCCGCTTTAGTCATTCCAGCGCCTTTTTTTGTTGGCCTAAAGTTCTTTTTATTCCTTTTGGGCATATTATCTCTTTTTCTTGGCACGGGTCCTCCTTCTTGTAGTCGGTTTTGTCTTCCTAACTATAGTTTTTACGTTACGTGGCTTCCCGCCTGGATTACCCGCTGCTCTTTTTCTTGTAACTGCGCTTCGTTTTTGCGCTGCAGTCATAGTCCGAGCTTTTGATCTTGGAACGCATTTTGGATATTTACGTTTACTTTTACCTTTTGCAGATTTCCTACCGCAAGATTGGTATTTACCTTTTTTCTTAGGAGCACCGATATCGACCCAATCACCTTTTGGTCCTTTGCCAAACCATGCGGTTAGGCCACCGGTAGGCTTAGCCATTACCTATACCCACCGCCACGTTTTTTATAAGTCCTTACTAACCAACCGTTGGCATAGGCTGATGGGTAAACTTTAAATTTTCTTTTAGCTTCTGCTTTTACCCTTGCATACAGGGTAGGGTTAGTAGGTTTAGCTCCGCTTTTCTTTTTACTACTTTTTCTTTTTGCCGGCATTTTTTCCTCCTGAATAACCTTTATTCTTTTTGCCCTTTTTCATAGACATCTTTTTTACCGGTGCGTTTATACAATGCATCATCTACTCCTTAAGCTGTTTTCTTTTTAAACTTATTTACAATATCTTTTGATGTCATAGTATAAGCCGTGGGCGCTTTCTTTTTCTTTTTAGAAGCCTTATGAAAGCCATAACTTTCTGGCATATTTCTATAGGAAGTAGTTTTTACTCCATTTTCCATTTTTGTAGTTTTCTTTTTACTGTGTGTACCCATATTATTTACCTCTCTTTTTTGGAATGACTCCTCTACCCATGAGAATGTCTTTCTTTGTTACCTTACCATCTCCAGAATAATCTGGAAATTTTTTCATTTTTGAAACTTTTCTTTTCTTTTTTGTAGCCTTCGCTTGTTGCTGATATTTACTCGCCATTATTTTCTCCTTGGGGTTCTAGATACTTTGTATCTACTCCAGCTAACTTTAACAGCTCAGAATCGGGCAGTCTTTCTAGTTGCTGAATTTTATCTAAATTAATATTAACCTGGGTTGCTTGCTCTGGGGCAAATAGACCGTGGAGCTTGCACAACGAATCTACGACATTTTTCTCTTCAGTCGCGGTTGCTGATTTACGATGTGCTTCTAAATATAATTGGGTCGCGGTATTTTTATCGAACTTAACCTCTTCACGCATCTCTTCTCTTAGATACTCTATAGCCTGCATAATCTTTGGTCGCTTAAAAGCTTCGTACACGGAATCTTGGTTCCGGTACCCTGCTGCACGGCCCGCTGCCGCTTTGCTCATGCCACGTAAAAAATACAAAATTAATCTTTCTTCTTGGACCGAGAGCTCGGATAACTTTACACCCGCGTACGGAAAATGTGATTGGAGTTCCAATCTATCTTGTTCGGTGACCGTGGTCGATTGATCTGTAGCTAAGCTCATATTCGTAAGCATAGCTTATTTGTGGATAACTTGTAAATTTTTTGTGGAAAAATTTTTTTTGAAAATTTTATAATATATCGCTCAGACATCTTCTCCTTCTATCACCAGACACCCATCCCCGACCCTTTTGACATCGTACATCGCACTTTGACTTTTGACCTTTGGAACCTTGTTTTGGTTTTTTGTCGTCAGTCGCTATCGCTTTGTGACGTTGTTAGTATGTTTGTGTTATTAACTCTTAAGTACATGGAGGTACATCATGAGTAAATTATATAAAGTATCGTATAACCTAGGTCGTTATACATTTAAAACACAGCACGCTATTGGTAAAGTATTATCTAATCCAGGTAAAGCATGGACTGATTATACTAACGGATACAAAATGGCTAAAGCTGAGTCTTCAGATGATAAGTTCAAACAGCAACTACAAGCTGATACAGAACTTATGAATCAATGTATGGAGAGAATCGCTGAAGGTTCTCCGGTTCATAGTAAACCAATACAAGCGGAGATGGATATATGAGCATACTATCATCGATACTATGTTCTCTAGCAATCGTGGGGTGGGTGTTACTTGTAGCATTCAC